AAAGTTGTTTCATCAGCAGCAGAAGATCATTCAGCAGATGTTCAAAGACATAACTCGCAGGGGCAAGGATGCTCGACAGGAAGGAAGCGGCCAAGGAACTCCTACAGAGGGAGCGGGCCAAGAGCGGACTCCTTGATTTTGTAACGTATACCATGCCGTCCTATAAGGTCGGCGAGCACCATAAGTTCATTTCAGATGCCTTAGAGCGGATCGCGGAGAGGAAAATCCGGCGTCTGCTCATACAGGCTCCTCCCCGCCACGGGAAGAGTCAGCTTGCTACCATCCATTTCCCGGCATGGTATCTCGGGAAATATCCAGACCGGCAGATCATTACAGCGGCCTATAATGCGAATTTCGCCCGCGACTTCGGGCGATCTGTGCGTAACCTGATCAATGAACCCGCCTATCAGAATGTCTTCCCGGTAAATCTTGCAGCAGATGCCAAGGCGGCTAATCGATGGCATACGGATCAGGGAGGCGCTTATCTCGCAGCCGGCGTGGGAACGGGGATTACCGGACGTGGCGCTCATCTCATTGTCGTAGATGACCCGATCCGATCCCGCGTAGATGCAGACAGCAAGCTCATCAGGGATCAGCTATGGGGATGGTACCGGAGCGTACTGTACACCCGGCAGATGCCCGATGCCTGTATTGTGGTCATTCAGACGCGATGGCACGATGATGATCTGGTAGGAAGGCTCCTGCAAGACATGGAAACCGGGGGAGAGGAGTGGGAACTGATCGATCTGCCGGCCTTTGCCATGCACAACGATTCCCTTGGCAGGGCCTACGGAGATCCGCTCTGGCCCGACTGGTACCCGACGAATGTGCTGGAGCAGACAAGGAAGGCGCTGACTTCAACCGATGGGCCGCGAGAGTGGTCGGCTCTATATCAACAGAGGCCCATTACGGAGGAAGGTGCATTCTTCCAGAAGGAATGGTTCCGGCCGTATAATCACAAAGAGCTGATGACCCGGCATAGGGGCAATAAGGAACAGTATCTCCAGATATACGCTTCCTCGGATTATGCAGTATCCTCAGGAGGAGGCGATTATACCGTACATCTGATAGTCGGAGTAGATCCGAATGACGATATATACCTGCTGGATTTATGGAGAGGGCAGACAGAATCCGACGAATGGGTAGAACAGGCGCTCCGTTTAATGCGGGAATGGTCGCCATTGCAGTGGGCAGAGGAAGCCGGGCAAATTGAAAAAAGCGTAGGGCCATTCCTGACGAAAAGAATGCGGGAAGAGGGTATTTATTGTTTTCGCAAAGCATATTCGTCAGCCTCAGACAAGAGCACTCGGGCACGAGCCATTCAAGCGCGAATGTCCATGGGCAAGCTGTATATCCCCGAAGATGCGTTATGGGCAGATTCTTTTCTGTACGAAGCCAGTCGTTTTCCTGCCGGAACAAACGATGATCAGGTAGATGCGCTTGCATTAATCGGACGCATCCTTGATCAGATGACGACAGGAACGCAGAGCGGCTATATTGGCCACGAGGAACTATCTCCTACGACCTATGGAGATATACGGAAACATCAGATTCGACGCCGTCGTACCGGGCGAAAGCCGCGAGAAGGAATTGTAGTGGGTCCTACATATGGGGACATTACGGAAGATGAAGCCGTAATTGCAGCTCTTGAAAGAGGGCGCCGAGGTAATCCTGCGACAGTATAAATGAAAAATATACTTGACAGGCGTATATAGCACGGCTATAATGTCTTAGGCCCTCCCCGGCTCGCACAGGGAAGTATGGCTGGTTTTCCGTCCTCTCAGAAGGATCGGATAGCGTTCTTTCAGCGGCATATTGACTATGCTGCCAAGATGGCTAAGCCCGCATTTGACGCCGCTGATCGCCTGATTGATCAGTTTGAAAATGAAGCGGCGACAGATCGGGAGGCTGATGCCCAATCCCGCCACAATGAGGAGCTTGTGTCCCGCACTCGGGCGAACCTCATCTTCGGCTGGATCGATCAGTCCATAGCCAATCTGCTGGATCGTCACCCCCATTTCACAGTAAACCCCCTGAGTCCCGAAAGCGCAGAAGGCGCTCCTGTGGTTTCTGCTGTCTCTAACTATTGGTATAAGGAGACCGGGCAGCTGCGACAGGACGAGCGCATCCTGCTCGATGCCTTCCTCACCCCCTATGGGGTCAAGAAGCTCGGATGGACAACAGATCTGGAACAGCGGGTCCATGAATTCGTAGAGGAACCCGGCGTCTATTTCGGCGACGATGTAGAGAGTGATCTCCTGAGTCTGATCGGCGGGCAGGCGACAGCAGTCCGGCAGGAGCAGAACCATGATATGCACATTGAAATCAAGTCGCAATTCATGGCAGCTCCGGACGCTGATATGGACCCGGAAATCCAGCGCATTATCGATGAGAACATTAAAGCCCATCGCCGGATGATGGACCGGGCGCAGCCCGATACTCATACCTCCATTCACTGGGAGTCCCCGTTTGGCCAGCGATGGCCTCCGGATATGTTCTTCATGGACCCCACGGCACAGGACGGTCTCCTCGATGCCAAGTGGATTGCTTTTAAGTCCCGGAAAACCGTAGATGATGTCCGGGCAAATCCGAATTACAGCAATACCAACGACTTAGAGCCGACTGTTACGCAGGAAGATGCGCCCCCAAAGGACCCCTCCCTCACAGATATGGAGAACGACTTCGGATTAGTGGACGTATACGAAGTCTGGGCACGGGACTTCGCTGTGTCGCGCAATCGCAGGCGCAATGTGCTGTTTGTCTTTGCCGAGGGGCATGATAAGGTCCTCCGATTCGAGGAAGAGTGGCCCTATGACAGCATTGAGGACTATCCCTGCGAGGTGTTGAGCTTCCAAAGCTCTCCGAAGTCATGGTTTACCAAGCCGTCGCTGTGCATGGCGGGCGGGGACAACATCCAAGCTCTGACGAACGAGGCTTTGGATGCGGAACTGAATGTCACCCGCAAGATGAAGAACATGCTCATCTATGATTCCGAGCTGTTCGAGAATGAAGATATCGAGGGGATGAGAACCGCCCCCGACATGACGGCATTCGGGGTAAAGGGGCTGGCCAGATCGGAGGGCCGCGCCATTCAGGCCATTGAGTTCGGCCGGATACCGGCAGAGCGCGGGCAATTTATCAATCAGCTCCAAAGCCTATTTGATCGGGCCGCGGGAACCCCGCAACCGGTGGGCAAGGGCCATGATACGGCTACGGAGTCCAGTATTGCGGATCGCAGGACTACGGCCCGTGAGCAGCGCCGGGGAAACCTTCTGGCGGAGTTCCAGATCAGTTGTGCCCGGAAGTTCTGGCAGCTTACCACCCAATTCCAGCCCGACAGACTCTTCCTTATCCATCCGGCGGCAATGGAATGGTCGGGGGTAACTCCCGAGATCTCCATGGGAGAGTACAATTTCAATATAGACATCTCCTCGCAGGCGCAGGCGCAAGCACTGGAGCGTAAGCAGTGGGCCGACGTGCTCAATCTGATGGCAGGGCTGGCCCCGGTCTTTCAACAGCTCTATGGACCGCAATCCGTACCCAATCTTCAAGCTGTCGCCCGCCGATTGCTCGTGCGGGGGTACAATGAACAGAACCCGGAGGAGATCCTGCCCGGCCTTGCACAGCAAGCCGATCAGGAGACTCTCGATCCTGCTATGCAGGGGATGATCAATCAACTCACCGCAGGTGCCGGCGGAGAAGGAGGCCCCGGCGGTGGTGGTCCTGCCGGAGGCAATGGAGAGCCGGCGGCACAGGCCGCTTTCCGACAGACAGAAGGCGGACAGGCGACAGGAGCTGCAATGCCGCGCCAATTCCGTGAGCCTGCTCCGAATGCAGCTCGCATTGCCGGCGCAGCGCAGACTCCCTGACCATGCCCGGCGACACGACATTAATGGAAACGATTGGCCCGCAACGAGTCACGACGCGGGATCAGATGCACAGACGGCGTAAGCCTAAGAAGAGGCGCAAGCTGCCGTCGCCTACTAAGTTAAGTCAGATTGTGAGATTCCCCTCGCAACCCAACGCATAACAATGAGATAGGTATTATGGCACGAAGAAAAGGCGCGTCAAGGCGAAGGTCAGGCGGCATGGATCGTTTTGGTCAGGCGTTCATGACGCTTGGCCTCAGTGCGGTTGGAGCGCGGCTGCTGGCAAACCTCTTCAATAAGGAAGAGAAGCCCTCGGAAGAAGAGATCGAGGAAGCCGTATCGACGATAGAGAACGAAGCAAATACCACAGCCGGCGGTGGCCGGTTCGGTGGAGCAAACGTTCCCGCAAGGAAACAGAAATCGACCTTTAAGATGGACCCGAGACTCAAGGAAGGGTTGAGAACTCCATCGCGGCCGACGCCCAGCCCCGGCGACATGGATCGTAGTGAAGCCCTTGGATCAGCGGGCTACATCCCTCAAGGGAAGGAGTTCACATTCGCGCCGAGCAAGAATGGCAATGGGGGCAGAACTCCGACG